TTAGCATTTTGTGAAGTGTCTATCGTTAATGCTAATGTTTCTGCTGTATTAAATATTAAGTCACCTGTAGCTGTAGTTATTTCATTACCACCAGAACTTGTAATAATTCTAAAATCATAATCATCAGAGTTAGGTGCTTTTAAATCTATATAACCACCTGAAGCTCCACCTATTTCTATTCTACCAAAAGCAGAACCTTCAACGTTTATTACATCATCAACATCTAACGTTCCATCAATATCTACATTGCCACTAAATGTTCCTGTAGTACCTGATATTGTTCCTCCTGTAACATTACCCGTCAGATTACCTGTAACATTACCCGTCAGATTACCTGTAACATTACCCGTTACGTTTCCTTCTAAATTAGAAACTAAAGTAGCTACAGTATATCCTGTTCCACTAGTGTTTACTGTTGTAGTAGGCTCTTCTTGTAAGTCTTTAAATAAATGAAACTTAGTATCTGAAGCACTTCTATAAAGTCCAGCATATAAATCCTGAGATCCTGAAGTATCATATAGGCCATAAAAACCTAGATCAACAAGATCAGAAGTATTATTATCATTACCTACTATGATTAGTGGATCCTTGACACTTAAGGTGTCAGTATCCACAGTAGTAGTAGTTCCTTCAACAAGTAAATCACCTGTTACGGTTAGATCTCCCCCTATTTTAGAATTACCAGCAACTTGAAATGTAGTAGTAGGTGAAACTCCTATACCTATTCTAGTTGTTGATATATATAAAGGTGTATTTGTTCCTACACCATCTGTAATTTGTTTTGCACTAGACGTTATGATCCCGTTGTCAGTTGCTTTTAAAAGCGAATCATAAGTATCAGATATTCTAGTTCCTGTTAAAGTAGCTCCCATAAATATCTATTTATTTTTATTGTTTTGTTTATTAAGTATTTTATCAATAAATACTTTTAATTTAACTACATTCTCCTGTTTAGGTTTATAAGTATTTTTTTTACTTATCATAAAACCCATCCATTGAAATTCTCATTCTTATCAGGATACATTCCATCTTCATTAATATCATTATATTCCGGATATGAATTGTTATTATTGTCCATATAATCTAAAAATCTTCTAACATAAAACTCAGCCTTATCTCTAGAGCTGTCTACCAAAGATTTAATTTCTTGCATCGAAGGAGTCTCTGAAGACTCACTTCGATGTCTAAAGACACCTCCGTTACTAACTTGATATGAAGCAAACATATAATAGTCACTTTGTGCAAACCATATTAGCATTGGTGTTAAGTAGTCGTTTAGGAGTGTTTTATAATCCGCATTACCAGCATCATCAATAGTATCATTTACTATTAATGATGATATTTTATCATATAATTTAGTTCCTAGATAATTCTGAATATGAATGTCCTGAGCTACTTCAATAAACTGAATAAATTTATCAGCATCTACAGCACCTCCAATTATGGATTTTCTTCTTAAATCATCAGTCGTTATGAATAGTGCTTTCATCTTTTTTCTTTTTAAATATTGATTTAACTCTTTCTATGGCAGATAATTTTTCTCCAGTCTCTTCTTCTCTTTTGATTTTAGTCTCAATGTTATCAAGTTCAGTAAATTCAATTGGCTGAAGAGTTACAAAATAAAGATTTAAATATATGCCGTTAAACTCTAAAAGCTTATTAAAGCATTCTAAGAGCTGTTCTTGGAACGGTCTAATAACTATGTTGTCCATAAGGATAGAAGCCGTTCTAAGCTCTTCTGCGTTATTCCCAAAGCCTGTATTGTCTTTAATACCAAGCAATATTGGTGATACAATTCTATGGCCCAACATTATCTTTTCTCTAGCTTCATCTGCTAAGAATTGATATTGTGCGTGAGCATCTGGTAAATGTATTGGCTCTATATCTGCTTTTCTTTCTGGATCCTCATTAAAGGCTAATATAAATTTACCTGAATTAGAAGTTCCTCCAAATTTATCCTGGATCTTACCTTCTATTAATTGCTGAGCTTCTTCATCCGGAACACCATTATTAAAATTAATAAGTAAACTTGGCTGTAAACCATTTTTAATGTTATTAATATGATAATTAGATACTTCTTCTTCTAAAGAAGAGTACTGTAAGGATCCGTGATAATCAACTGGAGCATAGTAATAGAATCCAGACCTATAGGGTTTAATGACGTAAAGCTCTCTGTATTCGCTTTTACTTCCGTAACCAAAGGCAGGAATCCTTTTAGGTTTATCGCTTGTTTTCATATCAGCCCATTTAGGATGATAGTAGTAAGCTTTTATTTGTCCTTTATCTGCTTTTTCAGCTCTAATAGTTTCCATTGGAAAATGAGTAACACTAGTTATAGCCGTTTTAGATTTATTATAAACAATTTGCATTGCAGCTTGTCCAAGTAATTTATAATCATTTACAATTCTTTTTACCTGGTCTCCTTTTACAAGGTCTTTCATTCTAGCATACATTTCAGGTTTCTCCTGATTATCTGTAGCATCTATACCTCTACCGTAGATCATATCTACAATACCATTTATACAACAAGAATTTGTTGGACTACTTAAGTAAAGGTTTATTAAGTTGTCAAAATAATCATTGTTTTCTCCATAAGTTACCCACTCTTTATTATAATGTTCTTTTATTTCTGGTGTAGTATAACCCTGTAGATTAACAACTCTAATATTATTTTTATATGTTTTCTTTCTACTCATATTATATTGTTATATATTTTTGTCCTGAAGGGGAAGCGGTATGCTCATCATACTTTCCTGTGTTTAATGTATGAGGAATAGTTCTGTCTGTTTGAGCTGTACAATATGCTTTATCTCTGTATAATAAACTTCCTGATCTTGTAACCTCTATATAATACATTTTACTTTCAGATAAAATACTAAAAGTACAAGGTATTTCTATAAAGTTTCCACTATACGTTGCCGTTAAGCCTGTTAGTGTTTCTGTTTTTCTAGTACCATCTTCGGTAATTTTCAACTGTACATTACTGTCTTCTAAGTAAGATCTAGGTACAATTTTAATTGTTTGTGAAGTTGATATCGGTAATAGTATTATCATATATAGATAATCAAAAAAAACCTATTCTGTTTTAAATAAAAAAGCCCCACTAAAAAGTGAGGCTTTTATACAAATTAAGGATTGATTAGTTTCCTCCTCCTGGTATTCCTGATGGATCATCATCAACATCTACATCAGTAGCAACTCCAGGCACAACAGTAATTGTACTTGCATCTCCTAAAGTTAATTGAGTATCTGTTTCAGCAGTAACAGAAATAAAGTTAGCAGGTTGTCTTTCTTGAGCAGATAAAGTTAAATTATATCCACTTAAATCTCCCATTGCAGATCCAGTAGAAATAGTTCCACCAGTTACATCAGCTCCGTGTTCATTACCTACATAGAAATAATTATCGTTATTATCTTTTACAATAATGTGTGGTCTTCCAAAAGACAATAATTTAATTTCTTTATGGTCTTTTAGTGTTAATTTAGGTAAAACTAATGTTAGAACTTGCTCAAAGAATGTTCCTCCAGTATCAGTAGAAGAGTTAATTGTTTGCTCTAAATTAGAATTGCCTTTAAGATCGTATCTGTAAGCAGAAAGTCCAGATCCAAGCCCATCAATTTCATCTGTATTAGTACTGTCATAAGCAACATCAGTCGTACCATAGTTGATAAAATAAACGGCTTTTATACCTCCTACTGAGTCTTTACACGGTCTTTGTCTTCCTTGTGTTAAATCGCAACTCATATTATTATTTTTTTATATTAAAAAGGCGGCGTTAGCCGCCCTTTTGTTAAACATCTATTTTATTTATTATGCTAATGTAAGTAATGCTAAGTCACTTCCAATACCATATTGAACTCCACTTGTAAATCTCATAACTATTCTTACGTTTTGAGATCCATCAAGATCAGCCATATCGATAACTTTTACTTCGTTGTGATCAGATAATAATCCTGTTCCAAAGAATAAGTTAGATTTTTCACCTGCAACAATGTGGTCAGATGGCATACCTGGAGTATAAACAACTTCGATACCTTCGAAAGATAATGAAGCATTGTTGTTATACCATTGGTTTCCTTCAGCCTTGTAACCAGCAGCACCTAATCCGTTAGCACCATATCCACCTAAGTGTCTGATGTAAGCTTGCCAAGCAACTGGCGGTACAAATAATTTTAAGTCTTCTTTTCCGTAAACTGCGTTAGGAACAGCGTCAACAACGTTACTTAATAAACTAACAATGTTAGAAGAAGTAAATGAAGTTTCAGATCCGTTAGAAGCATCGTTAACGTCTCCATCAGCTCCCATAAGAACTGTAAATCCGTCAAATTCACCAGCGTTTCCGTTTACACCGCCCCAAATATTTTGCTCAGTTTTCTCAGCAACTTTAGAAGCAACGTGAGAAATTAAGAAGTCACTAAATTTAGGAGGTAGTTTATCAAATGAAGAATATCCCATTTGAATAGCTTCCCAGTCAGATCTAAAGTCTTTTTTACAAAGCTCTATGTTTACTTGGAATTCTTCTGGTTGAAGGATTCTTTCAGTTAATGTAATTGCACCTGTGTCTGTAAAATCACAAGAAGCATCTTTAATTAAGTTTGCGTCTGTTGCAACTTTCTTAATTACTTCTTTGTATTTTACATTTGGTTTAATCTCAATGCTTCCTTTGTCAAGTGTAGCACCTGATAATAAAGCAGCAGAAATGTACTTACCTGCAAATTCGCCAGCATAAGTACTTGTAATTGATGTAGTAGTAGCCATTTTTTATTTATTTAATTTTAATTATTTACGATATTTTACTTAAAACTCTATCCATTAATGTTCGAGTTCTATTTTGAGCATAAAGATTTAAACTCTTTTTCTCTACAGAAGATTCAGGATCGTGAGCGATCGGTTCAACTGCTGGTTCTTGAGAAGATAATTGTTCTGGAACTTCAGGCATATCTTCTTGCATTTTAAGACTATCTACTAAGGCTTTCATTTCAGCCATAGCTTTTTCTAGATCTTCTTTTGTTGCGTATTTAGACATAGGATCTTCTTTTACTTCTTCAATAATTTCATCCTCTTCTAATTTTTTCTTATCATCATAAGAAGCATCAACTTCTTCAGATAATTGAGTTTCTGATTCAGTATTCTCTACTTCTTTGACTTCTTCACTTAGAACAACTTCTTGTTCTTTTACTTCTGTTTCAGAAGTTTCACTTTTAACCTCTATTTTAGGGGCTTCAGAATTTGGTTCTTCACTAAGAAGAACATTCTTGAATTTTTCTACGATATCTTTTGCATTCATAATAAAAATTTATATATAGTTAATTAATTAGTTATCTATCTGTTGTATTTTTGGTTAGTTAGCAGCATTACAAGCATCACAATCATTATATAAGGTTGCTGATTCTATATGATGTTCTCCGCTAGAAGAAACATTAAGTACAGTATAACAATTACTGTGACCTGAATTCTCAAACTCTAAATAGTACACATTACCAACCACAAGTTCGGTATCGTGTAAATGAATCTCTTTACGCATAGAATGATCACATCTTTGCACTCTATAATAGTACTCATCTCCAGAAGAGCTTTCTCCTTTTATTTTACCTACTCCTTGGGCCTGTAAAGATCCATCACAACATTTTCTTGAGTAAGTACCATCTGGACATAAACAGCCTCTTCTATTAGATCTGGGTGTTGCTCTTCCTGGAGTTTTAAATCTTTTTGCCATAACTTTATTTTATAGGTACGCAATTAGGTACTTTTCTTCCATCTTTATCTTTCATTCCTATTTGCTCATATCCTTCTTGACAAGGAAGTTTTAATGAATGTTTTTCACAAGGCATATACCATATTCTACCTTCAAACTCGTGTTCGTGATGACCTTGACATCCAAAATCTTCAGCTGCTATTTCAGCAGATTCAACAGTAGAATAAGCTAATCTGTCTCCTATAATTGCATATTCTTCATCAACTATCATAGACTTTAATTCTAATTCGCCAAGTTCTCTTAACTTGCCTCTTGACCAATTTAATCCGGCTTTACCTCCCCATAATAAATAAGATATAGTTCCGCAAGCTTTACTATCACTAGGATCATAATAAGTTTCTGCTCTACTTAAATAACTATACATTCTTTTTATAGTAGATACAGAAAGTTTTTCTCCTCTTGCTAATTGTTGCGCTCTAACTTTCCCTACGGAAGTAGCGCATTTATTATTTACTTTCTTATTAAGTTCAATACCTCTTTTAGCATTGTTTCTAACTCCAGATCCATAGTCACTATAAGTGGCCATATCTACTTCTAATATATCAGTTAATTCTTCTATAATAGATAAAGCTTCTAGTTCCTGATCTTGTTCGTATTTAATTGCATCTATAAAATGACCTTCAATAGAAAATCCTTTTACCTTACCAGACTTAACATAATTATTCCATACATCATCATTATTTACTTTCATAGATACCATCCAAGTACCTACAGGTAAATTAAATCCATACTTGTTAGACTTGTCTTGTTTTTCATCTTCTATTATCCAAGACTCGACAACAGAAAGCCCATTAAGTTTAATCTCGTGTTCTAAAGTAGAATTATTTTGATTACCTTTAGTCAAGAAAAGCTCTGAGGCTTTCTTGACGGTATCTTCACTAAAATAAATAAAATATTCTTGTTCACCGAACTTTCTAAATATCTTTTTATTAGGTATTAAAGCTGGCCCCATTATTATTTTTTTATCCTTGTCTACTTCAGCTAATTTTACCTCTTGAGACTTAAGAGCAATAAAATCTTCTTCTATTGCAGGGTTATCAACTATTGATATTGCCTGTATCCCGGCGATATCACTTTCTTCGTCGATTACTAATTCTATTATTTGTGCTTCTTCCATAATAAGTAAATCTTTTTTTTAGTATTTTGTTTTTATCCTATAGCAGAACCTGTTATAATATTTCTGTCTAATTCTTGTGCTGTAGTTATGTCATTACTAACTACAAAAGCTTTTACCGGTTCACCTGTTCTTTGAGCTACAGTTTCAGCTAATTGCATTTGAGTTCCTGTACCTACTATGTTGAATACGGGTTCTTGTTGCGCTGGCGCTCCTCCTCCAGAACTACCCCCTAATCCACTTACATTTGTAGTTCCTGCTAAAGATCCTGGAACAAATTGTTGTTGCCTTATTGCGTTAACTTGAGCCAATCCAAAAGCTGTTGCTGTTCCTGCTGCTATTTTTGCTAAAAGCAAAGAACTTATACCTAAGAATTTTTCAGGCCCAGCCAGTACAGCATTGTATGCTCTTGTAGCCATTTCATATGTATTTATTAATGCTTGACCTATAGATATAGCTTTTTGTAACTTAAATTGTTTTTCAGCTAATTTATCTCTTTTAGCTTGCAAATCAGCTTCGTTTTTTCCTATTTGATTATTTATAGCTCTTTTTTGATCGGAAGTTAGTTTTTCATTTAATAATCTCTTTTTTAATTCATTGTTTAATAAAGTTGTCTTTCTTTCTTCAGCAGACATCTCACTATTTATACTTTCACTTATTGCTTGAGAAGCAAAATTAGCGAATTCCATAACAGTCTTGAATTTCTCCATTATGCGCTCTAGCCTAGTTTGTTCTGGTTCTTCTTCGTCTTTAAGAATTAGTTTAGTTAATCTAGCGAGTCTCTCTCTAAGAGCTAACCTTTGTTTAGTTGTTAATATATCTGTTTGAAGTATAAACTTTATTAGTTTAACCTCTTGTTCAACATATTTTTCAGTTATCTTTAACTTTTCTTTCTCGAATTCTTCCTTGGTGAGATTTCTTCTTTTTAATACAGATATCTCTTCTTCTCTTTCTGTTCTTAATCTTTGAAATTGTATGCCTCTAGCTTGTAGTTGAATAGATTTAAAATCTAATAAGAACGCTTGTTCTAAATCGTTAAGTTCTTTTTGAGCTTCTACTGATTTTTTCTTTTCTTTTACATTTTTTTCGGTTAATTTAGATTGTTTGTCTAAAATATCAGCTAATTCTATACCTAAATTGATTGCTTTTTCTTCTGATTTATTAGTTTCTTCTGTAGCTTTAGTTAACCCTTGTTGTTTTCTGGTTATTTCATCTTGAACAGCGTTTCTTCTTGATCCACTTTTACCATAAGTGACGTTATTGGCTGTAAGTTTTTTTCTTGACTCCAAAATACTATCTTCAGCTTCAGCCTGTTTTTTTGTTCCTTCTATTATTTCCTCTTGTGTCTTACTGAATTTCTCCTCTAATCTTATCCTTTCTGCTTCTAATTTTATGAATTCTGTTGCCTTTTTATTTCTTTCCTCTTCTGTTAAATTAGTGTCATCCAATATTCTTTTTAAATCAGCAGAAACAGTAGAAGCACCTTTTAGAAGCTGATTTCTTCTCTCTAAAGATATATTCACATTATCCAATCTGTCTATAAAAATATCTAAAGTCATTAACTGAAGATTTATACTGTCAGTTAAATCATCTGTGGCATCTTCTGCTTTTTTGGTTCCTCCAGCAAAAAAATCTAAAGCGGCAAGAGCTGCTTGAAATGCTAAAATAAGGCCAAGCGGCCCACTTAATTGTTTCTTTAAAAGACCAAGGGCATTAGCGGCTCCATCAGTTTTAGAAACTAACGTTACAAATAAAGTAGATAATTGAGAAAGGTTGTTTGCCACACCTCTAATACCGTAAGGTAAATCTGATATTGTTCTACCAACTTCAGTCAATGTAGCTCCAGCTAAACCAGCATTAGATATTAAATCTTCATTTACCTTGACATTTTTTGTTGTAGAACTAGAAAGTTGATCTATTTTAGATTGTACCTGAATTATTTTATTTTGATATCTATCAAATTGTTTTGTTGTAGTAGCTAAAGCTTTTTGTTGTGCTATTAATGCGTTTCTTTGTTGAATTAAATCACCAACAGAACCCTTCATAGGCCCTCTTATTGCATTTTGAGCTTTCTTTAATTTATCTATTTCTTTTGTTTGCGCTCTATACTGTTTATTTGTCTTTGCAGTCTCATCTCTTAATTCTTCTAGAGCTTTTATTTGCTTACTGTAAGCAGACACAGTTCCATTAGAGGTTTTATTCATTTTCCCTAATTCAGCTTCTACTTTTGCTATAGTTGTTTCTAGGTTTTCAAAAGAGTCTTGTAAGCCATTAACTCTAGCCAAGGCTTGATTGTCTTTTACTTGTATTTCAATAAGGAGATTCTGTGCCATTAGTATTTTATATTAAATCGTTTTCTTTTATTTATTGCTTCTTTTATAGTTTCAGGAGCTTCATATTTGCCCTTTGCTATATCTATATAAGGTGAAACCTTATAATAATCATCTAATTTTAGTAAGTCTAGTATATTCTTTAACATTAAAAATCATTTAGTAACTCAATTTCACTTTTACCGTTCTTCATATTAGTGGTTATTGAGTTTATTTTATATTTTTTTTCATTTATTATTAGTCTGTCGGCCAAAGTAAGCTTTATAAGCAGTTTAGCGGGCAGAAAAGCAGATATCTTAGTCAATCTATTCTTAGAGTCAAAAACATCGCTTATATATGTCTTATAATACGTTTCAAATAATGTATTTTCAAGTTCTACATTGTTATATTCATCTAATTCTGATTCGAAGTTCAGAGTTTGTGCATCTGAACTCAAATCAGTAGTGTTTGCAGGTATAATGTAGCTAGTACTTCCAGCTACGTTAGCCGTAGAAGTTCTCATTCCTAAACTATCACCTCCTGTTATTCTTATAGGGTAGAACAATATAGGTTTACCTATAAAAGACTCCTGATTATCATCAGCACACCATCCCCATTGAATATCTGTTGATGTAGCTCCAGAACTATCATTTAAATCATATAATTTTTCAAACTTCATATGTCCAAATGGAACTGATAAATTAAATGTAGATCCATCTAGCTTTTCATCATCATTATATTTTATAGTACCCCATTCTTTATTGAACAATTGTTCGTGAGTAGCTGCAAAAAATGTTTCTCTACCTTCAAACCTAAAGTCTATCTGTTTGTATGGTAAAGAAGTGTTTATTTGAGATTGTGTTATGTCTACATAATCTGTTATATCATATTCAAGACCTGTAGAATAAAAGCTATCTAAAGTTTGTATTTTTATCGTATCATCATCTTCTACATAAGCAGTTAAATTAAATATTTTAAATATTCCAGTAAGGAAATCTATAACTTTCATTTCTGGTATTTCTCTAGAAGTAATAAACTCAAATATTGCCTCTATAGTAAATTGAGTTACGTCAAACGTATGAGACTCAGGAACTAATAAATCTGAAAAATCCCATTCAACAGCATCTTCAACTCCTGTTTCACCAAATATAAATTCTTCAGACACTGTTATTAACACCTTATAAGTACCATTACTCAATCTCATATCCAATTGTAAATCACTATTGGTTGCTGAGCCTGAAGCAAAATCATTCCCATCCTTTGTAACTAAAACATTATAAGTACCTGAATAACCACTATTCGGTCTAACAGTTAATGTAGTTACTAATTTATTAGTTGTTGTATGTCCGGTAACTATTATATTTTGACCTTGGGCAGAAACATTAGTCATAGTAGTATCTAAACCAAATTCTACAAATTCAGAATAACTAGGTAAACTAACAGGATCTTCTATTCCTCCTTTTTTTCTATGAAGCCATATAAATAAATTATAATAAGGTTCATTTGTTGTATTAAAGAAATCATCAGAAAATGTTAAATCGTATTTAGACTGTATAGCTTGCATAATAGCATCTACTCTTAATGCGTATTTTAATTCTGTTAATAATAAACCTTGTAATGCAGAGGTATTATAATGAGCATTATCTATTTTTTTACCTAAAGTACCGGAAGCTTCAGGATCTAAATTAACAATACCGCTAAAATCACTAGGATCACTAGAATTATAAATAAGTCTTCTAGTATGTGTGATTAAAGGAGTTATAACATCGCTTATTGATCCTACTAGTTTAGATCTTAATTGAGTTGTAGAATATGTTTGATTATAATCTTCTAATTCTGTATCTAGATTAGATAAATCATCATCTCCTAGTAAGGTGTTTAGGTTTACGGTATTCCCAAAGAAAGTTACTTTATATGTATAAGGTTTATTGTTTTTCATATCAACACCATCTAACCTTATTTTACCTTTCTTAAATGGCATATGATTAAGTTCAATTATAGCGTCTCTTCTTTTTCTTGCATCAAAGTCACTAATTAAATTATTGTCTGCATCAACAATATCTGAATTATAATAATGTTTGAATAATTTATTATTAGTAGATGAAGCTGGTAAGTTAAAAGTTTTGGTAAAGTCAGTAAAAACTTTAGAAATATCTTTTACGTTCTGGATGGTCTGTGTGATAGACACAGACTCATCCTTAAACATATCAACTCTTTTATGTGAGCCATCATTATCTAATATGAATAATTGTATTGTAAACATTATCTAATATTTTGTATTTTGTCAAATGCTAATTCAAACTCTATAGTGTAATTTATTAATTTATTATTTACACCTGTCTTCTCTTCTATTGAGCTACTTTTTATAACTACAGGAAAGATAGTAGAATTGCTATTACCTATTCCTTTGTCTACCCATATCTGTTGACTTAATAATAATTCTTTTATTGGATCATTAATATCTTCCGATAAGAAGTCTGTGTTTAAGATTAAGCTTTCATTACCTTGAATATCTATTCTTTGTTTTTGAGCTTTATAAGTATCGTAGCTAAAATCACTTAAATTAAAGTTAACTGTACTTCTTTTATATTTATCAGAAGTAGTTTCCATACTTACACTAGATTTTTTGTTAAATATAATATCCTGGAGAACACCATATCTATTATAGAATATAACTCTATAAGGAGTATATTTTAT